GAACTTGATGAAATCCATCAGGAACATCTACAGATACCTTTTTATATCTATCAGGATTAGCTTTCATTATCTCTTCACATATCTGCAAATGCATTGTATCTGTGTTGTCTAATCTATTAGTAACAACTTGACCCTTTTGTGAACGAGAAGCCTCTCCATGATTACCAGGAACTCCTGCTAATACTAATTTATCTGCATGTGGTAAGAATGTATCTATGGTTTTCATTATCATAGACCTAGCCAATGCAAACTGTTCTATCATTGTCAACTCTATGTTAAAAGGTTGACTGTCGTAGAATCCATAACAGTTTTCAGTAAGGTCACCTAGTCCTACCATATATATTTCATCTATTTGAACTCCTACTTTACGAAGTTCTTTGATTCTATTTACTGCATCTTGTAAAGCTATATCATATCTTTTGATTGTATTCTCTACACCAAAATCTTTTTTACCTAGCTGCCAATCTGCCATAAAGAACATAAAAGCAGTGTCTCCTCCATGTGTTTTAAGTTTCAATGGTGGTTTTTTACCGGCTTGTTTGAATAATGCCTGGAAATATTTGTCGTGTCCAGGTCTTTTCTTCTTTACTATTCCTTTGAATGCATAAAAGGTTTCGGTCCTACCACCTTTCAATTGTACATTCCACGAGGATGCACGAACTGAACCTTCTATCTCATAATGTTCGGGACTAAAACCCCATTCTTTAAGAATAGAATCGAATTTATTTCTGTAATTAGGGTCAGTTCCCACATGTGTGATTTCTCCCAACCCTGTTTGTTCATTTACTTCTAGTCCTGGTTGCCACCCTGACTTATAAAAGTTATTACCCCAATCTTCGGGTATATTAGGCATGATACCTCCTTTGCCCTGTTAATACCATTATACAGGGCATAAGAGACAAATTGTTTATTTAGATATTTGTTTTTTAGCGTATGTCTTGACAACTGCTAGTGCAGCACCACCACCTGCTAATGCAGCTAACTGAATTGTTTCAGCTTCTACACCAACTAATGGGGCAACTGTTAATGCACCAATGAACGCTTCAATGAAGGTCCAGGCAGTTCGTTCAAGCATATCTTTGAGGTCTTCACTCATTTTATAACTCCATGCATCATTCCAAGGAGTCCACCATAAGTCCTTCTTGAACTTACCCTCTTGGTTTCTTCTTCTATTATTCTTCTCGAATAAATCTGACATTATTGTATTACCCTTCCACTAAGTTTTGATTTAATTGTTAAAACATTTCCATTTATTTCCTGCAATTTATCATAAACTGTGGTAGCTAAAACTGTGTGGTCTTTACTTGCATTGTCTGCATCTTTTTCTAATAATTTATTTATTGTTGTATATTCTATAGATACATCTTTACCTTGTAGTAATTGACCTGCCACTTTTGCATACATTTTTTTGTATGCCACAGTGCTGCTGCCGATAAACCCATCCTTAGATACTTCTAAGTCTTGTTGTGTTTCTCCTACAATTAAACAACCTGATGTATGTTCATCAGTGTTACCAGTGTGTATAAGAATATAGGTAAAGTTAGGCACATCTTTTATATGCAACATACCATAATGGGCATTCTTATATCTCTCAGAGTACTTGGAGTGAAATCCTCCTGTTTTTCTAAACTTAATATCATAAGTTCCCTCCGGTATGCAAGTCTCGTGCATTACCTTTACTGCTTGATACTGGTCTTCCAGTGTATAACACTCAAAAATACCATCTATAAATAGCAACCCATTGGTTGCATCTGTTCCAAATTGTGTTCTAACTACTGTTAGTTTCATCTAATCCACCTTCCTTGCAACAAGAACTTCCATTCTTACAGTTGCATATCTGTACGAAAGAACCATCTTCTTTCTCAGTTACCATACACATTAATCTCTAAATCCTATTGTAAGTAACCATACTGCTAATGTAATTATAGTGGCGACTCCAGTGATTTGCTGTGCCGACCCAGTCAAAGTCAAAGTGGCAATAACTAAACCAACCAAAGTCCAACTAAGGTTCAATGTTTCTTTTATTGCTGCTACGAACCAGGTCCATAACTTCTTTATCATAGACTTCTCCTAAATACAAAAGCTGCCATAGTAGCTATTCTAGTCAAAATAACTGGCACTACCACTTCTTGTGCTTTTTCTTTTTGGTCTTGTGTCATATCATCTCCTATATTATTTATTGTTATACCTTCAAAATCTAAATCTACAAATGTTTGTATAGGGTTTTCTAAAAATGCTTCGTACTGTACTTCTGTTACAACATCAGCAAGTGTGTAGTTCTCTACATCTGCATTCTCAACAGCTCTCTCTACATATTCTTCTACAGCTTCAGCTACTGCTTCATCCTCTTTTACTGCTTCAGCAATAATCTCAACATCATCTTCTTGTACTTGTAATACTTCTGCCACGACTGCAACTTGTTCTTCTGTAAGTTCTTCTACATCTTCAATAGCTTCCTCTACTACTGCTTGTATAACTTCTTGTACTTCTTCTGATACTTCTTCTAAGTTCTGTACACCAACATCATTAACTTCTTCAAGAACTTCTATGACTTCTTCTGTTTCTAGTTCCTCTACATATTCTTCTATAGCTTCAGCAACTTCTTCCTCTGTTGCATCTTCTTCTACAATAGGAACTTCTACAACTTCTTCTATCTCTGCAACTTCTACAGCTATCTCTTCTTCAGTAAGTTCTTTTACTTCCTGTACAACCTGGTCTTTGACATCTTCTTCTTGAATTTCTTTCTCTCTGATGCTGTCATCTCCAGGTATCTCTTCATATAACTCATCTTCTAAGACTTCCTCAACATCTTTCTGTATTGGCTCATCCAAAACTTCCTCTGTAATCTCTTCAACTTCTTCATCAATATCCTCCTCTATTATTATTACTTCTAATACAAAATCTTCTTCTTCAAACTTAAACTCTTCTTCAAGTTCCTTGACATCAATTTTAATTTCTTCTTTAGGAGTATCTTCTTCTTTGATAGGTTCAGGTTCTTTAACTTCATCTTTAGGCTCCAGTTCAGGTACCACAACATCATCATCAGGAAGCTCTTCTTTGGTATCTCGTTCTTCATCAACAACTATTATAACTTCTTCTTTAGGTTCTTCTTTAGAAATATTACAATCTCCACGCTCTATCTGTGCATCAGTCATATAACAACCAAACTTATCTTCATTAGTTTTACGCTGATTGTCTCTATCAACTGTGCCATCTTCTACTTCTGATGGTTTGTATTCTGATTTAGAACCATCTTCCATTACAACTTCTACTTTTTCAGGTTCAGGAGGTGGAGGTGGTGGAGGAGGCGATGCTGCTGCATCAGCATCATCTTTAGCTTTTTGATTGAATACTTCTAGCGTAGGTTCAGTAGAGTAACCACTATAAACATTATTGATAGAGTCGTAAGCTCTAATTGAAAAGGTGTAAGTTCCATTAGGAATGTTTGCATAAGGTATAGTATATTGTGTTTCTGTAATTCCTGTAATAACTGTTTCGTTTTCTGCACTTGTTCTGTAGTAAAGTTCGTAACTATCAGCAGTTTGGTTACCTGTATTAGGTTCGTCCCAATCTACAACTACACCAACATTATAAGTTTGCGATACCACAGGATTCATTGGAGGTCCTAAAGTAGGTGTTACATATTCCCAAGTATAAGTTAAAGGACCTGCTGTATTACAATCTCCCTCGCTACCACAAGCTTGTAAATTCCATTGAAACTGTGTATCTTCTGTTACTGATGTATGACCTACAGCAAAACTTGTTGTTGTATTATTTAATGTTGTAACAACTGACCAATCTCCATCTCCTTCTCTTACCCATATCTTAAAATTATCAACAGGAACAAAACCTGTATCATCTTTAGTCCAACTTATCAAAGCTCCTGTATTTGATAGTGTGTATGAAAAATCATCAACCCACGCAGGTTTATTTTGTATTGTTGTTTGAACTGTGCTTGACCAAGCAGAATAAGAACTATTAGTATCGTTATCGCTTCTTACTTTTACATTAAACAATCCATGTGTTTCGTTAAATACTGTATTTAGGTAATCGGCAGTAAATGTATATTCTTCATTTAAAGCGTTTGCGTCTCCTACATTTCCTGTTGCTACACCATAAGGCATACTTCCATTATCTGCTAAACCAAAACCTATTGCATATCTTTCAGGTGGATATTGATAAGTTCCACTAGCTATATCCCAAGATACTGTTACTGTCCCTTCTTTGTAATTTACTTGAACTGTTGGGGTAGTAGGTGCAGGTGTTCCATCTAAAATTTTAGGGTCATCACAAGCGTCTGTTCCTGTAGGTGCAGACCAATCTGTTTGGTTATAGTCGAATGGTGGACCTGCATATAAATTCCAACTATTTTCGTTTGTTAATGTAGAAAAACTGTAATCAGTTATGTTGTTAGACCTAACCCTATAATAAATATTTGTTCCTGCTGGGTCATTAAAATAATACTTTAAGTTATCAAGACTAAATGTGTGATACTGCCAAGTGTTTGCAGAATGTCCAAAAGAAGTAGTGACACAAAAACTATTTGTTTCAGTTACACCACTAGATTGACTAAAGAATATTGTATAGCTTTCGGGTGGACTATCTTCAAATCCATCTGAACCTAATATACCAATAGTAAAAGTTCCTGCATTAGCATCATCACTAGCATCAACACCATAAGGTGCTTGTGTTGGTACATGGTCTGCTAATACAGGCAAAGGTATTAATAAAAATAATGCTAAGAGAACTCTTAGCATTACATTACAATCGCTGCAACAACTCCACCTATTGCTACGAGTAGCGTTAATACTTTATAAAATTCTGCTTTATCTAGTTTTGCATCTAGTTTATCTTCTAATCTGTCAAGTCGTTCAATGACCATATTGAGTAATTCCTTCTGCGTGTAGCCATTGTTGTTTGTCATTTATGGTAGGTCCTCATGCGACATCCAGTCCCATTCTTTATCATAGGAATTATCGTAGTCCCACTTACTTAATCTTTTAAGATAAGAACTAATTTCTTTTAAAAAATACCCTAATAAAAAACCAATTATAAAATCCATTCTTGGATTATATCACATAGATTTAAGAATTGCGATAGTAGGGAATAGATGCTTTAAAACTACTGTTAACTAAACGCTGTGCTTTATAAACTTTTTTACTTACTTCATCAGTATAATTTGTAACTTCTATTTGTAATTTTTCATTTCTTTTAAATGGTACTAAATAATTTAAAGGTTCTCCTCTTTTAATAAGTACTTCATTGTTATCAGATGTAAAGAATATTTGTTGATTTAATTCGTGTTCTACATCTGTATTAAGTATCCCATAAGCAACTTGCCAATTAGGATTAAAATTATATATCATAGGTATTTGTCTAACAGACCAACCTTTAGGAGTTATAGCAACCCAAGGACTAATAAGTTTAAAAACTTTTTTAATATTACTAACACCATCTAAATGATTTAAAAATTGTTCTTCTTCATGTATATCTAATCTATATTCTTCATCAGGTGTTTGCCACTGCCACTCACCATTAGGTAAAACTTTTAAATATATATCGCATGGTGCAGGTATAACATAACCTTCTTTAAATACATCTACAAAACTAGGACACATTCTTACAGTTTTTATATTAGGAATTACTTTACTGTGAAATGTACCTGGTTGTTTTACATCTGTAGGCATTTTTTTATACCAATCAGGAGTAAAGTTTTTTGCAGGTTGTGGATGTAATTCTTTATGCTCTAACAAACCTTTTACATTTGTAGCAAATGTTATTTTATTCTTCTTCATTAATAGCTTTCTTGTAGTCATACCAATCTGAAGATTTAGAATGACTTATCATATTGTGTTTAGATTGTATATCATTAAACTCTTCACTTGATTTAGATAAATTTAAAGATATTTTTGTATCTTTCTTATAAGGAACAAGAGCTATTAATGGGTCACCTGCTTTTAAATATATTCTTTCTGTTTCGTTATTATTAATATCTTTTGTAAATTCAAAAGGAAAGTTTACTTCATGCCATATATCAGTTTCAACTTTACCTGGAAGTAATCTTATGTTATTTCTATGGTTATAAAATGGGTCTGAAAATTGTAATCCATACCCTTTAGGTGTTCTAAAATAGTAAGGTGATGTAAGTTTTAAAGTACCATAATTTTTTATGTTGTTTAAAAGCATAGGTTCTGTTTGTGAATTTGGATGGTTAGACATTTTTAACAAAGGGTCATCTTTTATATTCCAACTATCAGCAACAGGTAAATTCCATTCATAACTATCACCATTTTTTACAATTATTAAATCACTCCACGCAGGAATTATTATTCCATGATTAACATAATCTCTAATAGCAGGACAGTTTTTAGTTGTTTTAGGTTTGTGTTCATCTGTATTTTCTGTAGCGTAACCTTTAGATAGATGTACATACTTTTGTTTTTTATACCATTCAGGTAAAAACTTATTAGCTAACTGAGGTTTGTATTGTTCTAATAATATTTCGTAAGGTTTAGCTCTAGGAACTATATCAATTTGTATTGTCATCTCCACCTATAATACTAACTATTCAGTATATTCTTCCCATTGTTGATTTTGTTCTGACCAATCCCAGTTACCACTATCAGGATAAGCTACTGGTGCTGTCCATAAACCATTCTCGTTTTGTGTCCAACTAGGATAAGGTTGTACTGCTTCAAATACTTGAAGGTCTATATTCCATATCCATATTTTATTCTGCACCCATACTGGATAGTGATAAAGTTCTTCCCAACCTTGTGTGTTGTCTGCTTGATAAGCAGCTTCATTCCATCCATAGTTTAAATATCCTTCAGGAACTGCTATAGGTGCTTCCCATTCTAAATCTGTTGAGTTCCAAATCCAACTTGGAAAAGGTTGAATTGGTTTAAAAACATCTGCATCCGCATCATAAGTTCCACCAACTTCTGCATAGTTACCTCTCATGTTTTGATTATAAGATGTCTGTACCCATGTAGTGTCATCTCCAAATAAAGATTGACAAAAAGCAATACCAATACTTTCTTGTTCTACACCATCACTGTCTGCTGTATCAGGATTACCAACAACAACAACTTGTAAAACTTCATTGTCTGAATTTAGCTGTGCAAAATGTGCCATTAGAATGTAATGCTTCCTGTAGATTTAAACCAATATGTTGTATTATCTCCGACTGTATGTACAGTTACAGTACCTGTAGTTGAAACTGGTAAATCAGAGTTAGCTACTTTTAAAAGAACTGAACCTGAACCACCATTACCTCCATTAGACGAGGAACTTTGACCGCCACCGCCACCGCCACCGCCATAGTTATCATCTGCAGAATTTCCTACACGATTACTACTATTAGTACTAAAACCTCCAGAACCTGCGTGATTTCTACCTGAACCACCTGATGTGGAAGTGTTGCCGCCTCCTGCACCGCCACCTTCTGAAAACCATTCTTCTGAACCAGTTATAACAGTAGAAGCACCTGAACCACCTGCACGACCATTTTGAGATGTACCACAACCTGAACCATTGCTACCTTTGCCGCCTCCACCGCCACCACCTGCAGTATTAGCTGCACCTGATGAACCTCCATTAGCTCCTTCTGATGGTGAATATCCACCTGCATTTCCTGCTCCTCCTCCAACGCAGTTACCATTACCATCATGGTGACCTCCGCCACCTGAACCACCTGAGTTACCAACATTAAAAGCGTGAACTCTACCTCCACCTGAACTTTCAAAAGAAGTTCCATTAGTGTCAAAAGAAGAAGCTGAACCTGCTGCAGAGTTATAACCATGCGCACCACCTGCACCTACTGTAATTGTATAAGTAGCACCTCTAGCAACTGTTCTTGTAGTGTCTTGTCTAAATCCACCTGCACCACCACCTGCACCACCACCATAACCTTGACCACGACCTCCGCCACCGCCACCTGCGACTACGATTAAATCTATCATGGCAGTATTACCTGGTTTAGCAAGTTTGCCTTGTTGGTCCAATACATTTTTTTCGTGTGGAGTGAACACACCTGTATTTTGTGATTTGGAGGTTAGTGGTTTAGCACCAACATAACCATGTTCGTTAGTTCTTGCCATTTAAAAAATCTCCTAATTATCTATTTCTAATACTGAAACAAATCCCTCTAAATCACCTGAAGCTGCACCACCTGTAGCTCTTAACTTTTCTGTAGCTTCTAATACAATTTTAGAAGCACCTGCGAGTTCTAGTGTGCTGTCTGCAGGTACATTTATTGTACTGGCGATATGAGCAATATTTGTATTAGAACTGTCGGCAACATTTACAGTAATAGTGTCATCATTTGTACCATCAATATTTGTGATACGACAAGACAATACCACTGCAGTTTTACCTGAAGGACAGGAATACAAATCCTGTGCAGAGTTTGTAATAGCTAGTCCATCATTGTTCTTAAATATTTCTGCCATTTATATCTTCTCCATATATTTCTATACTCCTAATACTATAGCACGAGCTTTGCTACTTGTGCTGCTAGTAACAGAAATACTATTCATTATTGTTCTAAATGCAAGGGTTTGTGTGCCACCTGCATCAGGCAATAAGTCTATATCTTCATCTATAGGTAAATTACCAATAGTATCTATTAATAGACTACCACCTTCTTTGAGCATCATCAACATACTCATTATGACAACGCTACTACTAGACCTATACCTACTTTGGTATCTACCAATGCTTTTACTGCTTTTGCAGAAGGTATTGTGTCATCGCTTGCACTTACACTTGTTAAGTCTGTATCTAATACTCCTGATGCTAAGTCTGCTACTTCTAAGTTTGTAATACTATTTCCTGTGCCATTGGCATCTATAGTCTTATTTGTAAAAGTTGTAGAAGAACTAGCAGTAACACCTGCATCAATTCTATCGTGTAAATCTTCAAACATTTCTTTGACAACTGCCATACGAACTACAGTTCCATCTACATGAGTAGGGTCAGTAGTATGCCTACCTTCTTTATCCCGAGTCATAGCAGACACTGTTGTTCCTGATGCTGCAGTAACTTCTACTACTTCTCTGTTTGATGCGTTGTCAGGGTCTATAACTAAATAATAAGGTGCAGCAATAGCAGATGTTCCATCTGATGTAGGTGCTGCTGTAAGTGTCATAGATGTAGCACCTGATGCTAAAATTCCATTCAATGTGCTTTCATAAAAGTTACTAAATTTTACTTCTTGGTTTGCCATTATGCTCCAAATCTCATTATACCTAAAGCGTTTATACCAAACACATTGGTACTTGTCACATCTGTGATAGTAGGTTGTCTAGTTCCACGCACAGTAATTATAGCATACTGTGTAACGCTTCCTCTTTCAACATTAGAATTAATTGGATAACTTATTCTTTCTACTACACCTCTAATAATTTCAGCAGGGTCAAATAATTCTAAAGTAACACTATCACCTTCTTTGCTACGAAGTGCGTTGTATAGTGTATCTCCAAGACCTTTAACCTTTATAGGTTTTCTTCCTGGTCTTTCTACTCTATCAGATATGTTTATAGGTATTTGTGCAACTACTAATTCAGGTCTTGCTAATGCACGAAACTGTACTGATTTAACTTTAGGTGTATCAGCATTATTATCTGATTTAAGTACAACTTTACCGACAATGTATCTTGATACTTCTGCAATTTGCTTTTCTGTATCACCTGTTCCTGCAGCTTGGTCTAATGCCAATGTAAAACTACCATCATCAGGGTCATCTAATGCTTCAAACTTAGTTGAGTAATATAGTTCTACTGAAGTTTGTGAAGGCAAAGTAAATGTAGATATTTCTGCACCAACAAACTGCTTACTCTCTGCAGTAAAGAAATCTGCTGCCGACATAATAATATATCCTTCACTTTCATAAGTAGATGTTTCAATAAATACACCACCAGTTGTTCCTTGAACTAAAGCAAAAAACATTCCTGCTACTTGTTTTATTCCATTTACTGAACCAGTACCTGGTATTCTTAAATCTCTAGCTAATCCTGCTGTAG